TTGTTGATAGGCAGTCTTTTATAGAAGAAGAAATTAGAAGAGTATACGATAATTTTACAAAACAAGATAAATTTCAAGATTTTGAAAATGATATTATAAAGAATTCGCGTGTAACAGAAGATATTGTGTTTCAATACTTGTTTGATAGATTATCTTATAATGATAAATTAATATTATGTTACAGTGTTTGCTGTTATGTTAAAGATGGGGAATCATATGAAAAATATGATTTTATGGAAAGATTAGTAAAATGTGTTGAAAAGTTATTTATTTATTACGATGAAAGTTTCAAATACTATCGTAAATTTGAAGAGAAAAATAGAGATGAATTAATCGGTTTCTTTTTATATCATAACTTAAATAGGAAACCAGTGTTTTATAGATATGATAATGATTCAATTGAAGTATTTAATAGAATGGATGAACTTGATATATCAAAGATGATTAAGGATAGCAAGAAAACGATTACAAATAAAGGTAATTGGGGATTCACGACATATGCAGAAAGACATAGATTTAAGAATAATGGTATCGTGTTAAAAGTTATTAAACGCGGTGATAAATTAAGAAGTAAGTATGCATATCCACCTGGACCGGGTGTTGTAATTCAAGATCAAGGTGGAGTTGGAACTTGGGTAGGTGAATCTACCTTAAAATTTATCAAAGAGGAATTAAAACATCACTGGTCACAGTATAAAGATCAAAAAAATCTTGAAGCAAAAAAAAATGAAAAGAATAAAAAAGACAAAAACAAAAAGAAATATGTATTTTTTATTGAATTGTGTTTAAGATTAGACGATTCATGTATTCAAAATGATTTAATATTTATGAAATATTATTAAACTTATCTCTTTTTGCTTCTCTGCTTGCTCTTCTTATACTTTTTGTTACGCTTACTCTTATTTCTTCTCTTACTTCTTCTTTTACCACCCATCATGTTATACTTTGAAACATTTTTTTTGCTTTTTTTGTGGTGTTTATTTCCTTTACGCTTAGTTTTCTTGGGACGACGCTTCTTTTTCAAAGAAGCTCTATTGCATTTTTCAGGTATCCATTGTAATTTATCACTTAACATTAATGCTTTCGCAGCATCCATTCTTCTACCGGGTGATTTCCATCTTCTTTCACCCTTAATACCCGATGCGATACCCTTATATAACTCTCTAGCCTTATCACAAGATTCGGGTGTAAAGTTTTTCATAGTTTGTAATTTATTATTCCAGTCTTCTAATTTGCTATCTGGTCCAAACGCAATACTATCAACAAGTGATTCGGGGTCTGGTTGATAAACGGGTTGTATTGTGGATTCCATTTCAGACATTTTTGAAACTCTAGGCATTATTTATAATATATAAAAATAAAAAAATTTGATATTAAAGATAATTAAGATAATTAAGATATTAGTTAGATATATAATGAGTGATATTTCAAAACCAGAACTAAAAAATACAACTATTCATATCCCATCTAAGGATATTTATCGAACAAAAGATATTGATGGATTAATTAAATTTAATCTAAAGAAACAAATTGAAAATGTATGTGGTAAATATGGTTATGTATTAGAAAATTCTGTTTCAATTGTAAAAAGATCCATTGGGAAAATTGTAACGCATGCTGGTGTTAGTAATATTGAATATAATATTACTTATAAGATGGATACTATTTTACCATGTAAAGAAGATGTATATGAAGCGATTGTAGATAGTATTACTAAAATGGGTATAATTTCATATCTAAAAATGGAATCTTCAAAATTTAATTCGGTGAAAGAATCACCTTTATTAATTATAGTTCCTCAAATATATTTAGATAAAGAATTAGATAGTTATAGTAAGGGTCAGAAGATTAAGGTAGAAGTTTTAGATAAACGGGTTAAATACAGAGCGAAGCAAATACAGGTAGTCGGTAAAATCGTATAAATTAAATATCATTAATCTTAAATGAATATTAAGAATAAGATTCATACTAAACTAACAACAATCAATGATAGTATCGTAAGCAATTTAATTTTTACATTTATTAAAGAAAATAATATCTCTTACTCGGAAAATAAGAATGGTATTTTTTTTAATGTTTCTTTATTAAATGATAAACTAGCAAGTGAATTATTAGAGTATATAAATATTATATCAAAAACAAATAATATATCTGAAATTGATCAGATAATTGTTCCAGAAAAGAAAAAACCCATGCCTAAAAAGAAAAAAGAAAATAAAAAATACAAAGATTGTGAAATAAATACATTAGAATCAACTATACTTAGTTTTAGTTTTCAATAAATTTGATTTAAAAGTTTTAGTTATAATATAATTATAGTATGATTTTCGACCTACTCAAAGATTTAAACCAAGATTGTAATTTCACTGAAAATATTAAAGAATCTTCTCATGTTCAAAGTTTAAGTAATAATATGTGTAATGATGTAACAAATGTAAATACTACAACGAATACAACAAATACAACGAATACAACGAATACAACGAATACATCTAAGAAATACAAAACTTTTGTTGAATGTATCTTATGTGAATTTGATCCGATTTATTCAGGGACTGAAAATCTAGACAGTAATAATGTATATTTAAATGGTAGGATAGTTGAAATATGTTCACATATAGAAGAAAAGCGAGATACATGTTATGATAATTATAGTTTCAATCCCAAGATTATGAATATACAAAAGATTCAGCATGCTTTACAATTATGGCGAAAAGAAAATAATATTTCCAGTATCTATTATCTGAATGACTATTTTAAGAAGCATTTTGTGATTGTTCATGGAGGCTGTGCTTATGAGACAAATATTAAGTCTTATCCAAAGGTGTATTTAGAATTCAATAATGGTATCAGTATAACAGATGAAAAAGATTTTATAATAAAAAATTTAAGTGAATTATTTGAAAAGATCCGATTAAAGAATGATATTAAACGGGACATGAAGAGTGTTTATAAGAATTATTTAGAAGCAATTGGTAAATATAAAATTGATGATCTTAAAAAGATAGCTTTAGAATGTAATATTCCATTAAAGGATAGTAAAGGTAAGAATAAAACAAAGGCTGTCTTGTATGAGGAAATAAATATGATAAAATTAAATACAGTTTGAAATACTAAATTTGAGGGAAAAAAATGTTTACTATAGTAAATAATGGGTGAAATGAAAGTTGAGCACGTGTTGTTATTTTTAGTCGGTGCTTTTTTAGTATATCATATGATGGGTAAATGTGGTAGGATTGAAGGCATTACTTGTAATGGCAATGATGTACACAGCATGTTGTGGTTTGGTCCTAAGGGTCCGTCGTGTTACCATGTGAAGACACGGGAAAAATGTAATACTAGTTATGATTCCGGTAAGAGCATATTGTCTTCGGCACCCGGCAGTTATTTTGGGGCACATCAATGTGAATGGGACAGTGGCAGTTGTCACGCCTCTGATGATCAGTGCGATCTCCCTAATGATAATGATGATGATGATTATTTATTTTAAAATAATGGTGAAAGTTGAGCACGCGTTTATAAGAATTATTTAGAAGCAATTGGTAAATATAAAATTGATGATCTCAAAAAGATAGCTTTAGAATGTAATATTTCATTAAAGGATAGTAAAGGTAAGAATAAAACAAAGGCTGTCTTGTATGAGGAAATTAATATGTTAAAATTAAATACAGTTTGAAATTACTCATTTATGGAAAAAAATGTTTTACTATAGTATATAATAATGGGTGAAATGAAAGTTGAGCATGTGTTGTTATTTTTAGTCGGTGCTTTTTTAGTATATCATATGATGGGTAAATGTAGGAGGGTTGAGGGGGTGGTCATCGATCCAAACGATTGCATAATGGGACCCGGAGATTCACCGTGCTGTGTTGGGCTGGATAAATCAAGTTTTTTTGGTTCGCCATGTCATGATGTGAAGACGCCGTATAATTGCAGAAATACCTATGACGCCGACGAAGGTAAACAATGTGAATGGAAACAGGGTTCGTGTCACCCCGGCTCTCCTTGTACAAAATTATAATTTTCAATTAATAATTATTTTACATTAAATTTGATTTTTTATGAGTTATTTAAAAAATATAACTTACATATAATATATAACATGAACATCTTTGAAACCAATCGTAAGGGTGGTCCATATGAATCAGTCAAAGAATTTATGAAAAAATCATTAGTGAGTAAGGAATATGAATTAGAATGGATTTATGGCAGTAACCCAAGAAATATATTAAAAAAGAGTGAATTTATCAGATTATTAAATCACTTAAGACAAAATTACAGATTTGCCAATGAGAGTAATTCATTAGACATAAGATTACAATTTGTAAAATTAGAGAGATCTGGTTTAAGTAATATCCGTTGTACAGTTGATGGTGTTCAGAATATTAAAACTTATTGCAAAACAAATTCAATTGTTGATATTCCGACTGTTAAATTCATGAAAAAGGTAGCAAACAGAGATGATAAGAATCCATCATTAACTTTCAAGCAGGTTGTCAATACGGATTATAATTTCAGAATCAATCTTAAGAAAGAGATAGAATTAGAAGATGATGATGACGAAGTCATTAAATTCAAAGACAATCTAAAAGATGGTTTAAAATATTATCGGTATAAGAAGAGATTTTCATTTTATACTGAAGACAATCTATTTAGAATTGATTTAACTGCTGTGAAGAGTAACACTTACAATCCAAAACGCAAGACATATAATTTAGCGAAAAACTTAGTTGATTCTAAGATTTTAGTCGGAAAGGAAATATATGAGGTTGAAGTTGAGTATGTGGGATACAATGCTTTACAAGGGAAATATCCGATAGTAGAATATTCAAAACGTGTTTATAGTGAATGGGAAAATGAAGGCATGTCTCAAGAAGATTATGAGGCACAGGTAGCATTAATAACAAAAGTTGACCATAGTGTATCATTCTCTCCCGAGGGTTCTCAATATTATGTAGATGATGATGATGCTGGATATGGCTTCATTTCTGATTATGATGCTATAAATTCTTCTGAACCTGTGATTGAAGCCGAATCTTATGATAGACCAACTATGGATACACTCTGGGCAAAGGCAGCAGCATTAAGAGGTGATCCGATGAATTTAATTTACATGAATTATTGGTATCCAGATAATTCTTGGGTCTTTTGGTTAATCAAGGATAACAATAAAGAATTATTATATGATGGAGTTGCCGAAAATTACACAGCGAGTTACGATGGTGCTCCAGAAAATGAAAACTACGTTAAATATACTATTTATCCACCTGCTTCTGAAGAAGATAAAATTAAAATGACGAGTGAAGATAAAACATTTAGGAATAAATTAAAAAGAGATGATTATAGTGATACAATTTATGTTCCATGTAAATACATTTCTGGTATAGAAGGTCAGAGTAACTATCCAAGTGATTATCCGGATGATTTAGATGTAGTAGATGATTCTTCTGGATACTCTTCCGGTTATGAATCTGCTGGAGCAGGGAAGGTTAAACTCCCCTCATGGGCTCCACAATCCCATAATAAATTAACTAAAGATAATAGATTCATTGACACTGTAAATTTAAAATTTAATGCTGTTGTTGTTGATATCTTATTTACTATATCAGATTCACCATTGATAGTTTCTCAAAGGAAATGCAATGAATTACTTGATGAATACAAGACGATGACAGAACAAACGGGTGAAAAAACTTTCTTTGTAGGTCCTCAACCAGTTTCGATGAGTTTAAGTGAAATAGATCCAGATAATCCTCATAGTATACTATCTGGATATGTTGTAACAGAAAAAGCAGATGGCATAAGAGCCCAATTATTTATTGATAAGGATAAGGAAGGTTATCTAATAACTCAAAAGAAAGAAATAATATGCACGGGATTAAAATTTAAGAATGTTGGTAGTGCGATTTTAGATGGAGAATACATTACAAAGGATCGTAATGGAAAAGATATTAAATTATTCATGATATTTGATATCTATTATCAAGATAATGGTGAATACGCGAGCCAACCCTATACGTATCCTTGGACGCCAAAGAAGGCAGATTTACCGAGTCGTTCAGGTATCCTTCATAAATTCAAACAAATAGTGAAAATAGAGAATATAAAATTACTATCACTAAGACAAGGGGTATATTCATCGAAATGGTCAAAAGATGAACCAGTGATAGATTCAAAAGATACGATTCGTATAGGATATAAGAATTACTATATGGGACCTAAATCACTAAAGAGAGATAAAAAAGACGAAAGTAAATTCACCAATCTAAAAGAAATAGGAAAAATGAGTCGCAAAATATTAGATTTGGACAAGGATAATAATTATGAATATAGTATTGATGGTTTAATCTTCTTACCGATGTATTATCCAGTAAAATCGGACAATGAAACAACCGCAGTAGATAATATAAGTGGAACATGGTCTCAAAATTATAAATGGAAACCACCTGAAGAAAATACAATTGATTTCAGATTAAGATTTGTGAAAGAAGAGGTAAATGGTAGAAAACACACTAAGATATCATCATTTACTCGGAAGGGTAAGACTATCAAATGTTATCAAGCCGAAATGTATGTTGGATATGATATTCGTAGAGATGAAAGCACTGATTTTACATGGAAGATACTTGGTTATGATAAACGTAAACAGAATGAAACTTTATTTAATCCACCCACAGAAAAGGATAGCATTCATATTTGTAATATTCCTTTAACAAAAGATAAGTGTATTTGCTTGAAAGATAAGAGTGAATTACAAGATGGATTCATTTACGAGATGAGATACGAACCAAATAATCCATTTGGATATCAGTGGATACCCTTAAGAGTAAGAGATGATAAAATAAGACCCAATGATAGTCATACGGCAAATAATGTATGGAAAACAATCCAATATCCTGTTACAGATGCTTTAATTAAAGGGAAACAATTATTCACTAAAGATTTATTACCATTACAAAATGTAGAAGAATATTCATATTATGTCGGGGAAGGTGAGACTGGTGCGGATACACCGTTAAGAGAATTTCATAATTATATCAAAGATAAACTTATCAGAAGTGTTACAACTCTAAGCAATAGTAGTATTTCAATATTAGATACAAGTATAGGAAGAGGTGGTGATATAGGAAAATATTTAAGATCCGGAAATGTTAATTTTCTCTTAGGATTAGATATTTCACCAGATGTAAATGTGGCAGCAAAGAAATATTATCTATCTGGTGGAGATAAACCTAAGGCCATGTTTATTCAGTATGATACAGGTAAATCTATTAAAGGTGGTTCAGGTGGTGTTGGTGAACATGTTGAAAGAAATAAATTACTATTGGATATTCTATATGATAGACAAAAAGCATTACCTAAAGAATTGCGGCCGATCGTACCTAAATTCAAGGGTCTCGGTAAGAGGGGATTTGATGTAATATCATCGCAATTCTCAATTCATTATTATTTCAGTGATGAATTGACTCTAAGGACTTATATGCAAAATATTTCTGAAAATCTAAAGAAAGGAGGTCATTTCATCGGAACTTGTTATGATGGTATGAAGGTATTTCAAAGATTAAATGAATCAGATAATATAGAAATGATAGATGAATATGGAAATAGAGTCTTTAGTATTCATAAAAAGTATGACATAGAAGATTTTAGTTACAGTAGAGATGATATTGGTAAATTATTTGGTCAAGCGATTGATGTTTACATGAGTAGTATTGGTCAAACAGTTACTGAATATCTAGTAAACTTTCAATTATTCATAGAACTAATGAAAGAATATGATTTAGAATTGGTTAGACCAGAGGTTAAAAAGGAATTTAAGGGATTCTTTGATAATAAAGATTATTCATATTCAGATGGATTTGGTGGATTTGAGATGATAATAAATGATTTAGATAAACTATATTCCAAAGACACTTCATTAAAGAGATTCTTCCCCGAATCATTTCAATTACTGAAACCAAAGAATGCTCTCTTAAGGGAATTAAGTGGATTTAATAATTGGTTCATATTCCAAAAGGTTTAAATATTCCCTTACACTCTATCAGCAATCACAACACCACTCGTCTGTCAATCCAAAGAAGGAACACACGCAATGTGGACAATCACGTGCTCCAACTTGGACTCCATGCGCACGCGAATGTAACTTTTCTGACAATTCAGACAATTCAGACTTTATCTTTGTCAAGGGGGGGTATTTATATCCTTCAACTCTCCTACATTTACCCATCATATGATATACTAAAAAAGCACCGACTAAAAATAACAATACATGCTCAACTTTCATTTCACCCATTATTTATACTATAGTAAAACATTTTTTTTCATAAATTAGTAATATAAATTAAACACTACATGTTTGATTAATATTATATTTTTTTAATGTTTCTTTATCTACATATTCTAAAGTTTTACTATTTGTAGCATTTAAATCCAGTAATGGTGCTACACCCGCTTCTTGTGCTTGTTTCCATCTTAATGCACAAAGACACCATTTATCATCTTCTTTCAAACCAGGAAAACCATCTCTAGGTGTAGTTAAATCGTTCCCTTGCGAATTAGTATATTCTAAAAACTTATCATTTACTTGGGCACATACAGTGTGAGTCCCTTGATCATTTTCATCTGTATTACATTTGCCATCTCTTTTCCATCCTGTCATAGGATCTGTACTACATGTTTCTAATACATTTCCGTAAATATTATTTTGATCTATATTTTCTATATTATCACTAAAAAATAATATGAAAAATATCAAAATTAAAAGAAGGATAATATAATTCATTTAATATAGTTTATTTATTTAATTTTATCTTCTATATTAATTTTACCACAAGGTCCACAGTGATCATAATTTGCTAAATAAATTTTACGCTCTAATATATCCCGGCTTTTAGGGATATACCATCTTCCCAACATGATTCGCTTCTCTTGAGAATTAAAATACACCATTAGAATACTTCGAAAATACATTGTTTTTTCATTTATTTTTTAAATACTATTTAAATCAAATTTTAAAGGTGTATTTTTTTCTCATCTTTTTTTCTTTCTTTTTGTCTTTATTTTTAATCTTTGATCTTTCACTTAAGTGCTTAAAATATCTATAAGATAAATTATATTGTTGGGGTTTCTTATCTTTTAAAACTTCTAAACGAACTTTCATTATCATAGCAACTTGCCATATTCTTTTGTGAGTATATTTATCATTCTTATACAGTCTCTCTAATTTTTGAATAGTATTTTTAACATCAAGAAGAGTTGTATATTTAATATGAATTGTGTCTGCCGGATTTTTATCTATATAAACATCAAATGATTTTTTAGGATTATTTGGATTATATAAAAATCTTTTTTTACTCCGTTTGCCACTCCGTTTTCTACTCCGTTTGCCACCCTTTTGTTTCTTATAACATCCTCTATAAGGAGCGCAACTACTGCGCATGGTGAATCCTCTAGGATTTTTACACTTTTCTTTAGAGAATTTTCTAGGTAATTTAAAAGTTTTTTTATCTTTTTTACGAAAACATATTTTATCTTTATTATCATGATTACAACATTCCTTCATATATTATCTTAATTTAAAAAGATTTTATGAATTGTTAATATGAAATTTTTGTTTAATAATTCACAAACAGATGACAGACTATTTTACTTAAAAGATGAAATTATACAGAAAGATTTATGTGAAAGATTAAATAAAACTAAGACACTTATTGATGAATATCCGAAAGAGTGGGAATTCGCTAAAAAATATATTCACGATTATGAATATATTTATACAACAAACTATCGTAATAATATAAGTAAGATATCTCCAATAAGTCGTTCATATTTTAAATTAATTGAAATGTATCATGAGTATAGTATAGTAAATAAGAATTTCTCTAATAAAATAGTGTGTTTAGCAGAAGCACCTGGTGGATTTATACAAGGTTTAACGCATATACTGAAATATGATAAGATAATTAAGATATATGGTAATTCATTACAGAGTGAAATTAAAAGTATTCCTAAATGGAATACTCGATTATTACATAATGATAAAATATCATTTTATAATGGTATAAATGATGATGGTGATTTATATGATTTCAAAAATGTATTATCATTAATAAAAAAATATGGCAAAGGATCAGTTGATTTAGTGACTGGGGATGGAGGATTTGATTATTCACATGACTATAGTAAACAGGAGACTAATTCATATAAATTAATTTACTCTGAAATATTTATCGCATTAAATATACAAAAGACAGGTGGTAATTTTGTATGTAAGATATTTGATATATTTCATAAGGGGACCATACTACTATTATCTATCTTAATAAGATCTTATCAAAATGTATATATACATAAACCATGTGTGAGTAGAAACTCAAATTCCGAGAAATATATCGTATGCAAGAATTATAAAGGATATAATAGTGAAATAATAAATATATTATGTCATGAATTTGGAAAAGTCTTAGATATCCCTATATCAAAAAAAATATTACATGAAATTATAAATATAAATAAACTATATTGCGAGAATCAAATAAAAAAGATAGAAGAAGGTATTGGATTCATAAAAGACAAACCTTATAATAATGAACCAAGTGAAAAACAAATAAGATTATCATATGAATGGTGTAAAAGATACAATTTAAATATAAATGATAAATGTAAATATCTTAGAAAGCACAATCTCCCACTTGTTGACTAATTGGTCTTGAATAAGTTTCATTATTATTTTTAGATGCATGAATTCCATTAAAAAACATGCCTCCATTTATAACTCTATCATTTTTATCCGGTATTCCACTTAAAGACTTATCTTTATACATATTCCAACTATTAAGCGCATAACAATTTTGAGGGTCTTCTATTAATGATGGGGGTATTAGTTGTAACCTAGTATAATCTTCACAAAATTTATTACCGTCCTTGTCCTTATAACATCTATCAGTCGTTAGCGGTTCTGATTTTGGAGAAGTTTTCCCGTTGTATTGATTATTTTTATCAAAGAAAGCACCTATATTTGTTAATTCATTATTAATATCTGCATTATAGAATTTAGGATGTTCCGATACATTTTCATCTGTCCATGATTGTTCTGATTTTTCATTATTGAGTTCGAATTTCCTTAATTCTTCTGTTCCCGATGGATTACCCGATAATCTATCCTTTCTATAAAATTCTGGTAAATACATTCTTTCCTTTGTCAAGTTAAATGGAGTATCTGTCATTCTAATAAATCTAAGATCCTTTTCACCATTGGGTTTAAACTTATCATCATTGTTAAGGGGGAATGGAGATTTACCCTCACTTAATTTCTTAACTCCTCTGCTAATTTGAGGATAAGGGAATTCGTGAATAGTCTTGGTTTTATTAACATAAGTAGATTCTTGAATGTCTTCTTGAGTTGGTTCATAAGTGTCTACATAATTTCGAGTCCCTTTAACTACCTTATTAAATTTTGTTTTTATCCCTGTTCCAACTTTGTTTGCTCCAGTAATAACTTTGTTTGCTCCAGTAATAACTTTATCCTCTAAACACTGAACCTTCGACATAAATTGCGGTTTATTTAGTAAAAATAAACCAAAAATAATTAGAATCAATATGATTAGATTATCCATTTAATACTATAATAAATATAAATATTTTATTATTATTTTTTATGAATAATTCTGATATTAATAATTAGCATTAGAACCTATAAATTGTAAAATAATCATTTAACCAAAGGTATTTTCAGACGAATATGTGATGTACAAAAATCCATCTTCATCCCTCATATCATTATAAACTTGACCTATATTCGTATTACTCGGACACAATGTATTATTAATCATTAAAAATATAGCTTGAGAAGAATCTAATTTTATTCTTTTACGAATGATAAATGTAAATTGATTCATGTTTAAATCTTTTGGAACTAAGTATTTTCTTTTGTCAATATCTTGAAAATCACATTTATCCGATCTTTCAACTATAATAGGGATTCTCGATGGATATTTCTTCATAATTTTAAAAGACTCATTATGTCTATCTTCTAAAGAGAATTCTTCCTTAAAAATCATATTATATTATCAGGTAATATAATATTTAAAGTTATAAAACTTTAATATAAAATAAAATAAAATGTTATGTGTCCAAATTTTAAAAGATGATAGAATGAAAGAAATTAAAATAAAAGGCAATATTTTAAAATCCTTAAATAAAATATCTACAAATAATGATAGCATAAGTGAATTATATACATGGAATTATGAAAATATTACAACTAAATGTTATGGATGCTATGATGGTGAAACTGGGTTTGAAAATAAACACGAGTTACCTCCAAATGGAATAAGTGTTTTTTTAGAAGAAGAATCATCTGAAAAAATATTATTTGGTGATTTATTCATTATAAGGTTCAAAGATAATGAATTAATAAATACAAATATTTCTGATTATGGAGAATTTTATAACTTAATGTTTAATGGATTTGAAGATTGTTTAGGCGAAGAAGAAGAATATAATGATTATACTGATGATGAATATGATAAAAGTGATTCAGAAACGGATGAAGATTATGAAATATTAATAAATGATATAGATGATAATTTAGAAAAGGATACTAATTATTATTAAAATTTGATTTAAAATATAGTCTATAATCATTAATTAATACTAAAATGAATAGTAGTTATAATAATGATACGCGGAATAAATGTGTTAGTCTCTTAAATAAAGAACTATGTGAAGAAAAGAAGTGTAGAATTATAGAAAAAGATATTTATAATTCGATTATAGACCTTTCAAAAGAAAAAAATATAAAAAGATCATGGGAATGTATTGCTTTTAAATCTTTATATTTGTCTAGAATTAGGAGTATATACTCGAATATAAAAAGTGATTCATACATTAAAAATACAACATTTAAAGATAGAATTTTAAATGATGATGTTAAAAATGAAAGTATATCAAGTTTATCTCATATTGATATGTTTCCGGAAAGGTGGAAAGAATTAATAGAATCTAAAATGAAGAAAGAAAAACTTCGATATGAATTAAAACCACAGGCGATGACGGATATGTTTAAGTGTAGACGTTGTGGTAGCCGTTCTTGTACTTATTATGAGATGCAGACAAGGTCTGCGGACGAACCAATGACTCAATTTATTACATGCTTAGATTGTAATAATAACTGGAAACAATAAATTTAATATTTACGACCTTGACCTAAACCATTCAGATCATTTAACATATAATTACATCCTTCCGGTGAGCAATTAATAATAGTTCTAACTGGTAAGACAGTGTTATCAGTGCATTTTGTGCACGCAGTTATAACTTCTTGCTCATGTATAAAATTATTCATTAATTTATCCGCATTTTCTGTTAAAAAATTACGATATTCCCAACTACCCATACCTTTCGCCAATCTATTATTTAATAAACAATTTTGACGGTAATCAGTAAACATTCTACCATCAGACATTCTCGCTGGAAAGTCTAATTCTACATTATCGGTAACTTTTATTTGTTCCATTTTAATATATAGATATAATATATAAAAAAATATAAATTTATTTCTAGTTGTCTAAAATCCTTTGAATTAATTTTGTTTTATTACCCGAAACAGGTAAATTGTTTTCTATTAAAATATCTTTTAATTGAGAAACAGTCATAATTTGATAATCCTTTTCAGATTTCAGATCTATAATTTTATTATCTCCATTATTTATATCATTGTCCTCAATATCCTTTAACATTTCGTCTATAGTAAATGATTTTAATTCTGAAGGATCCCCGTTCTGATCAACTATTGCATCACTTGCGTTATTTGTATCATGTGTTTTCATTTGTTTATCTATCTCACCCCATTCACTTTGTTTGTCTTCATCGGAAATTTGTTTTACTTCTGTAGAAAGTGTTTCATCGGGGTTTCCATCGGGTGTTTCAATTAATGTATCATTTTTTAATTCTGCTACTTTATTCTTAATGTCATCTTTTACATTTGGAATAAATAAATCAAATGATGCATCTTGTTGAATTGAATCCATCTGAAAAGTATTTATTTCGGGGGGATCTTTATTTTGTAAATTATCAAACTCATTTAAATCGCTCGATTGTATTAATCCATTTAAATTGTTCGATTTTATTAATTCATTTAATTTACTTAATTCGTATTCAAATTCAAGTAGTTGATTTTTTATCTTGATATTTTCATAGTAAAAATATCCACCTACTAAAATAGCAATTCCAATAACTAATAATATTTGAACAATGTTCGAATTGAATGAGAGTTCCGCAGACATTATTTAATGATTAGTTTTAAAAAAGTTAACTTATTTAAACTTAAAGATAATATATTTTTACATTGTAAAATATGGACGTAAAGAAAAAAAGAGGTAGAAAACCTAAAAACAACATTATTATTAATGAAAATCCTAAATTTGAACATGAAAAAGTAGAAAATCTAATATCATCATTAAATATAAAAAATACTAAAAATACTTTTTTGGTGAGTGAATATGAAGGAATTGATAATTATACAAATCATCAAACCCTGAATAAAACTAATATCAAAAGTGTATGTTGGAACTGTACTCACCAGATAGATGATATTGTTAGTTATCCAGTTAATTATATCAATGGTGTATTTTATTTGAATGGAAGTTTCTGTTGCTATTCGTGTGCGGGTAGATATTTATTTGATACTTATCATGGAGGGGATTTATTTAAGAAATATAGTCTACTTAATTTGTATTATAATAAGATAGTAAATACGCGATCAAAAGTGAAAATAGCTCCAGAAAAAATAAGATTAGATATCTTTGGAGGTGATCTAACTCATGAAGAATATATAGATAAATCATCCGCAACAAATATACAGAATGGGTTAATACCACCCTCAATTTATATTAATCATAATTATTCGAAGGCACAATCAAAGGAATTAAATGTATTTAAAATGTATCGTAAGAAAGAGAATAATCAAAAGAAGAACCAGATATTTAAAGATATTGAAATAGAAGAGGCAAAAATTTGATTATGGCAAGTTAAGGACTATTAATCCAACTGTAATAATCATACGAATATGCCATGCTCTATATGCCGACAAAGTGGTCACAACAGAGCAACATGTCCGCAAAGAGGTAATCAATCCTCGCTTAATAGAGTTTTCAGATTACCAATCCAATTTGGTCCGTTAAGAGGTCCTGCCCCACCCATTTCAAATCCACCAAGAAGAAGATCAGAAATATTATCTAAGTTTAAGGAACGTGTTAAAAGAGTGATTTACTTTCAGAGGTTCGCCAAATCTGTATATATTAAAGACTCTTCAAAGGAAGAAGATATAAGAATTGTTTACAGGCATTGGTTAAAGGTAAAAAACTTAAATGGACACATGTCAGATAGCACCGATAGTTCATGGCTCCACGATATCTACTATTTTCCAAGAAGCAAATATTATTCTTCAAGTGATTATCCTGATAGTAATAAATGCCACTCGATTTTCAGCATGATAAAGAATTCTTGCTTGATTTATCATATACAAAACACAACAGAGACACCACAACTCAAAGATGATAAAAGAGTAGTAAAACTAGTAAATCTTAAACAAGAAAACTATCTAATCTATTGGGTTGTAGGTAATTATATGGTAAGTGATATTGATCATAGTGAGAACTCTATTAGTTATATGGGTCTTTTACCAAAGGGGGGGTCTTTTAAACTTAAAACAATGATAGGTCACAGATTTTACCTTGTTCTGCACAAATTTAATTATGAGCCCCCGTATCATCCTAGAACAGATAAAGAATTCTTTATTGATCCTTATGTTCAGATTAATATTCACGACAAAACTGGAGAAATCATATATATAGATGAAAAAGATAGTTTATCCGAACTAAATAAGTGGAAATTTAATGCTCTTAAACTGGATTACTTAATCAGAGAAATGATTAAACTTGGTGCTAAAAACAATGATATGTTAGAGTGTATTTTGGATTTGCATGAAGATATAAAATTAGACGATGTATCTGAAGTAGAAAAAGATATTGCTGGCATTCCATCTACAATGACTAATATTACTTAATTCACGCTTAATGAATATTAATAATATTAAATCTACTCACCCTTTAATTTTTTTTAATCTAGACAATGTACTTTGTAATTCTTCAATTGTTGGTGGTTCAAAATGATTAGGATTTTTTTTTATCCTATCTTTCTGAATTGGTTTACTTTTTTTAAGTATAACATTTTGTAAATCGGAGGCTTTTATCTTTGGTACGATGTAAGGTTTTTTACTCGAACAATTGAAATTAGGTGGTGGAGGAGGTGGTGGTATTTTACCTTGAGGTATCTTATCTTGAGATATCTTATTAGGTACATTACCATCTAGAACCCTCTGTCTATCAACTGCTTCTTTAGGAACACCCATTTTAATCATTTTTGTGTATTTATCTTCATTAGATGTTTTGCTTATTTCCTGTATTTCATCTATAAATGAATATTCTTTTAAATGAGTTGGTAATCTAATTTTAGCTTGTAATAAATTCCATTGGAACCATATATTATCTTCATTTAACCATAAACCTTCTAGTTCTATAATAAAATTACCATAACTATAATTGTTTATGTCTTCTATTGTGTTTTTGAATTCGTCAAAAAGAATAGTATTATCACTAATCTTAAGACGCAAACAATCGTTAAAATCGGTTCTCTTTAAAAACTCGTTCACAATATAATCATATTTATATTTTTCATAAACTGTATCATAAATATATTTTAAATTCGCATGAAATACTTTTTGTGAATTATCATTTTCTATATTTTGAAATGTAATATCTATAATATTTTTATTGTTTTGAGTGCTATTAATACCATATGGCGTGAATAGTAATGGTGTTTGAAAGATACATTTATGATATAATTTATCTTTTTTTAATCTTATAGGGATAAATGTAAATTTTTCCGAGTATTTTAATGGTCTTTTGATAAACAACTGATAAGATTTAATACGTTCATTATGATGAATAATCATTCTGCTATTATCAAATACTTAAATATTACTTAAATATATTTCTCTTATACAAAATAAATATGACTGAAGAAGAGTGTGGTATCTGTGGATTAGACATGAATGAAAAATTTAGTTATAAATTAAATTGCAATCATGAGTTTCATTATGAATGTTTAATGAAATCATTTAATAATACATCATCCAATAAGAAAGGTAATAATAATTGTCCTTATTGTAGATCTAATTCACCACATTTACCTTTGATTAATGGATTAAAAAAGGTTATCCCAGGGGTTCACTGCGGTATTTCAAGTTATGAGATTGAACCACTCAAAAAAGAATTAAAAGAAAATTATAGTCATAAATGTGAATTTACATTAAAACGAGGAAAAAATAAAGGAAATCATTGTGGTAAAACATGTGTATTGGGTTATGGATACTGTAGATCTCATTTAGAACAAATGAAAAAGAAACACAAGAATTTTATTTCAGATTTATCTTTACCGATATCAAATGGTATCTCGCAAAATAATATTCCACAAGACAATATTCCACAAGACAATATGATTCATAATTCATCATGAACATAACTTAAAGATACAAGTAGTAGTATAAATTGTTACAATATGGATTGCAGTATTTGCTTATCACCATTACAAAATCAAAAAACTTATAAACTATCCTGTGGTCATGAATTTCATTTAAAATGCTATCAAAATTGTGTTTATAGTAATAATTGTAATATCTTTATAAAATGCCCGCTTTGTCGTGAATTAAATATTAATATTGAGAAGCCATATGATAACTCATATGATAATTTAAAAATTTGGACACGTCTTGAACGGTGTAAATGTACAACTAAAAGTGGTAAAAGATGTAAAAAACGAGCTATTCTGTTAAATAATGGTAAATGTAGTATTCATCAGAAGCCATTACCAAAAGATAAATATGATTTAATGAGTGATTTATTGTATTATTTAATACAAAGTAATAATATTACTTCTACAAAGGTAGGCATGATTGATATAGGAAGTAAATTATGTATGAAATATCCAGATTTAAATAATATACAAGATATCTTACATTATTTTTTTAGATTTTATTACTACAATAATCAAGAAACTATTGTGAATAAATTAAAAATTTATGATTATTATGAATTAACTAAAGACGAATATCATAGTAAATATTGTAATGATAAAAAAATTATATTTTAAATAATATTATCCATGCTTTAGGGTTGACCCACACCATTCAAGTATTTTTCACGCATTCTCCCGAAAAATTCAAAATCCCAGGATCAGATTTATATGTACAATCTAGACCTATTACATCTCCATATTCTTGACAGTGAACTCTTTTCGCCCAATCGCTCCTAATGCTGGCGAGACCAGTAAATTTTTTGTCTTCACATTTGAGACTCATATTTGGGCAGCATTTCTTTTTATAACCAGTCACACATATTTCCCCACCTGCCACGCCGTCGGGGCCTCCTAAGGAACTCTCACCCGTGTCTTTCCATCCGTATCCATTGGGGCATTCTCCACTACAAAACGGACCTGTGCCAAACCATTTACACTCGGCGGGGTGCCTGGCTTCTTCTGGCGTGACAGATTGTGATGGTGATGGCGATGGTGAAGGCGGTGGTGAAGGCGGTGGTGAAGGTGATGGTGATGGTGATTGACCTGGGGATGAGCAGTTAATATCAGAATATCTGTCAAAACCACAAAATCTACATTTATCTATATCATGAACGTTGCAACCTAATAAGCCTGGTACACATGTATTGTCACAAAAGCATGGTTCATCCTTTATGCATTATTTGTCACAATTTTTAACAGAGCATGTCTCACCAGTTATTCCTTCCACCTTGAACACTCTGTTTACGAGAAAGTAAAGAGCGAATCCAATTAAAAATGCGAGAAAGCAAGTTTCCAAATCAATATCCATTTTATATAAAATAAATTATAAAAAAATTTTATTTTAAAGATAAGTGTTTTTCGCAAGATGCTTTCATGGGGTGAGTTTATTATTGTGGTGAGTTTATTGTTGCGGTGAGAGATAATAATCAGGTTGTGTAGTGAAATTTAAGTCTTCAGGAAACAAGTCAACATCAGAATTGGGGAACATACGAGTTAAGATTGTACTAGTCAATCTTCCGGATATATCAGTCTCATCTAAATCTAATTCTATTAGTGAAGGGAATACAGGAGGATCACCACCCATTTCACCGAGAACACTGATATCTCCAGATATACCAGTATGACTTAAAAATAACAGGTCTAGTTGAGGGAATACAGGAGGATAACCCCCCATTTCACCGAGAACACTGATATCTCCATGTATACTAGTATTACCTAAATCTAATTCTGTTAGTGAAGGGAATACAGGAGAATCACCACCCATTTCACCGAGAACACTGATATCTCCAGATATACCAGTATGACTTAAAACTAAAGAATCTAGTGAAGGGAATACACCACGCATTTCACCGAGAACACTGATATCTCCGGTTATATTCTTGTTATAACTTAAATATAAATCTGTTAGTTTAGGGAATACAGGAGAATCACCACCCATGTCACCGAGAACACTGATATCTCCAGATATACCAGTATGACTTAAAACTAAATAATCTAGTGAAGGGAATACACCACCCATGTCACTGAGAACACTGATATTTCCATATATATTAGTCTCACTTAAATCTAAACCTGTTAGTTGAGGGAATACGGGGGAATCACCACCCATGTCACCGAGAACACTGATATCTCCATGTATACTAGTATTACTTAAATCTAATTCTGTTAGTGAAGGGAATACAGGAGAATCACCACCCATTTCACCGAGAACACTGATATCTCCAACAAACTCTTTTTGTATCGCGCCCTCCAACGTAATGGGGTTAAAGTCTAATATTTCTAGTGAACGGAATACAATACCTATTCTTCTGAGATCACCGATATCTCCTTTAACGCTATCCCCAAATTGTAATATTTTTAAATTTTCGGGATCAATAAATTTAAGTAGTTCTACTACAAAAGATAGAGTTAAATCTATCTCTTCATCTTCATGGCTTAATATGTCCTTATCAATTATTAAGTTATCTAAGCTTTTTTGGCTCGAATGTTCAGTGAATCTTACATCCTCTCCTCTTGCGAGTGCGCCCCTGATACGCGAATATAAATTATTATTACTATTACTATCGCTATCACTTTTCATTTTAGCCCAGTTAATACTCATAATAGTATCAGTATAATTGTAATCATTCAATCCCACATCCTCGAATTTTAAATAATTTATAAAATTTTCTGTATCGTTTAGATCAAATGGTGTGGTAGGTGGTGAGTTGGGAGATGGGCTAGGCGATTGACCTGGTTTTTTCCCCCAATCATTTCCACACCATATTTGAGTGGGACCTTTGCAATCATCTCTGTCTACTCCACAAGAGGGGACACCACCTCTTTTCTGACCATCCTTGCCTAATGTCGTTTTCATACATGAAATTAACTTTTCATTCGGATCACATTTTCCGGAGACACTGATATGCAAGCATTCTGGATTAATACCTTCCCCAGTTTTAGGATTATAGGTTTCTTCATATCCCTCTATGAACACTCTATTTACAAGAAGGTACAGAGCGAAGCCAATTAAAAATGCGAGAAAGCAAGTTTCCAAATCAAGATCCATTTATAATATACATAAATAAAAAATTTATTTTAAAGATAATTGTAAATCATTAAATTTATAGATACATCCCATAGGGTGGTTTATCTTCTGAATTATCTTTCTTTAATAGTATTTCAATATGTTTTTCATTTAGAGTAACTGGTAAAGTTAGATCTTCTAGATTAAATGATAATTCATTATCTCCATGTGATAAGATATGAATATTAATTTTAGAGATAATCGTTTCAATACATCTTTTTAGATTTCTAACACCTTGTTCACCTTCGGTATGCTTTTCTATGATAATTTTTACAATTTCATCTGTAAATACAATTTCTTCTCTTTCAAATGCAAATGTGTCAAATATTTCTGGAATAAGATATTCATTACAAATTTTAATCTTGTCTTCTGTTTTAAAACCTTTAGTATGAATTACATACATTCGATCTTTGAGAATCTTATTTACCTTACTTTCATCATTGTAAGAGAAGATGAATAGTGCCTTTGACAAGTCCAGATTTATACCTGGGAAATAATTATCTTGAAACAGTGAGTTCTGGGAAGGATCTGTAAGATGAGTTAACATGTGTATAATTTCATCTCCTTTAGTTGTATCGCTAATTTTATCTAATTCATCAAAATAGATAATAGGATTCATACATTTAGATTCATGAAGTATTTGAACAATTCTACCCCAATGAGAACCCTCATAAGTGTAACAATGACCATCAAAATACGCCGAATCAGAAGCACCTCCTAGGGCTATAAAATGAAATGGACGATTCAATACCTTTGAAATTCCTTCTTTTACTAGAGTTGTTTTACCATTTCCCATAGGACCCTGAATCGCAAGAACATTACCACCACTTCCTGGATTCTTCATCCATTTACCGATTACTTGAAGCATGTGTGTTTTTGCTTCTTTATGACCATAAATCGCTTTATCAAGAGTCTTATATGTATTTTGAATAAATTCTCTTTTTTCTTTAGTGGTACTATCGGGATTTACAGGTATATTATTATATTTTCCAAAAGGAATCTTCATCAATCCATTAATCCAGTGATCCATTTTACTATGTTCTCCTGTTGATACATCCATTTCAGTCATCTTATCAATATTTTCTAATGCGATTGCTTTAGTTTTCATGTCCATCTCAGATTCAATCACTTTAAATCTCAGAGGGACATTACTCCCATTGTATTCATAAATTTCCTTTGTTAAGTGGAAAATTTCTTCCTTCTTAGATTTATCTAGAAGATGATAGTATTCCATATTAGACTCTTCCGAGTCCTTCAACATGTGCTTATCAATTAATTCTTCATATTTTTCATCTTCTTCATCATATTCGTAAGAATATTCTTCTGAACCATCCGTTAAATACTCATCATTTTCTCTTTCATTCAAATCTACAATTGATACCTTTTCAGAAGAAGTATTTGATCCCGTGCCATCATCACCATCAGTAGTGCTATCGCTAATGTTATCTGACTCAATATTGTCCGAATCAATCTGAAATGAATCATCATCCGATTCTGAAGAAAATATAACCTCTAAAATAGTCTTTTGTTTTGGTGTTCCCACGTCTAAATTTATTTCTTCAATTTCTTCTTCCATGCTTAGTTCTAAATCAGAGGATTCTGGAGTAGATGAATTAGAGCTAAGTCTAGGCGAATCAATTCCTTCTGTAATCTGAATATTATTATTTTTGTTTCTATGTTTCATTTTAAGTTCTTCATTTGCTTTTTCAGTTGCTTTCATAATAAGATATTTCATGAATACATCATTTAGTTTTTTATTACGGTGATTTTTTCTTATTTTTTTGGTTTTCTTCTTCTTTGGTTTCAACATCCCACCACTCAACCGAGCAACTTGTTTGTCAAATTCATCATGATCAAATTCATCTTCGCAATCATAATCAATAAATCCTTTAAGG